CTCAGCAAGGGATCAAGTGACGTCATATTTAATACAATTAAATACATATCGCTTCGCGGAGTTTATAAAAAACAATATCAATATCATATTAAATATTAGTTAACATTTGTATTTATTCTTTATGGCACAACAATGGATATAATTACGTTACAGTTTATTATATAGGAATACACGAACTGAATATCTATTGGCCCAATAGGTCCAATAGCACTAAGGCCCAACAACACAAAACATAATAAACTTTTATAACATATATTAATATATACAAATGATAGATGTCATTTATTAACTTAATATCTTAATACATCATTATGATTACCATAATACACTTGATATCGGTAATTACCGTAATCATACAAGTCCTGCAGGCCTTCTGTATTTCTGACATAGAAACGCCTTCTACGTTCTTCGTCTTTCTGGCATTCCTTACAATCCACAACTCTGATGTCATACAAAGGCCTTGTTTTCAACAACCACCTTGTTGGAGCATAACTGGGTATATTTGGATAGGCTGATATTCTCCTTCCATGGTATCTACAAAACTCTCCTAACGCTTCTTCGTTAGCTCGAAGATACTCATGATATGATTTCCAGAAAGAGTCTTGTTGTTCTTTCAGCTTATACAATTCTCTCATAGAAAGCTTGAAACGCCTAATCGACGGCATCTTGTTTCAGAAGAAGAACAACAACTATGGAATTCCGAATACCCAAAAAATAGCTTCACAGGTCTCCTATATTTATAGTGGGATAACCAATCTTCCATTGGAAGATATATATGTGCGATTAAATCTGAACCATTCATTTAAAGTCTCTGCACATGGAATAAAGCAATGTGGGGTCATTTATATTCGTTACCTTTGCTTACTAACGAAGCAAAGCATATATTCAGTGCAGCATCTTATAGTGCCGTGGTAGGGACCACGATCCACTTGCTATTACTTATAACATTTAATGTCATGTGCGTCTCACGTGATGACTCCGCTGAACCTGGGGCGGGGGTAATACTAAGCCCCGCCCCAG